TAGACGAGAGCCTCACATTGGACCACCTCTGCCGCAACACTGCGTGCTGGCGATTGGAGCATCTTGAGCAGGTACCACAGCGCATCAACAACCTGCGCGGGGTCACTAACGCGGCGGCCGTCAACCGCCTGAAGTACCACTGTCCAGCGGGTCATCCCTACTCGGATGAGAACACCTATCTCCGACCGCGGGCAGGTGGTCTGGTGGAGCGGGAGTGCCGGACTTGCCGGCGAGAGCGGCAGCGGGCGGCCTGACCCCTGGTTCTGCAGTGACTAGTCACCGTCCGCATAATCATGCACGAACCGCCACCGCCCCGGGCCGTTTGGCTGTCCGGTTTGCCCTAGGGGGTGGGGGGTGGTCCCTTTTGCACCCCCCGGTTCGATCGGCAGCCTTGGCGCCAGCCAGTCGCTACGAATCATCAGGTTTGAGATCCCGCTCATACGTATGCAGGTGACTAGTCAGGGGTGGGCCGGTGCCAGGCGTGCCAGGTAGCGGGGGACGGCCCCCGAAACGGTCGGATCAGCGCCGCCGGGCCAACAAGCCGGTGGTGCCGGTGGAGACGGCGGCCGGCGCCGACGAGGTTGAGGTCCCGCCGGCGAATTCGAAGTGGCATCCGGTGGCGAAGCGGTGGTTCGAGTCGCTGGCCGGTTCGGGGCAGTCCGTGTTCTACGAGCCGTCCGACTGGGCCACGGCCTACGTGGTGGCCGAGTCGATGAGCAGGGAGCTCAAGCCGCAGCTCGTCGGCCACACCGACGACGGGAAACCGATCATGGCGGCGATGCCGCCGAAGGGGGCGTCGCTCACGGCGTGGCTGCGGGCCATGACGGTCCTGATGGCCACCGAGGGAGACCGCCGCCGTCTCCGCCTCGAGCTGCAGCGGGGAACGCCGGAGGAGGCGGAACCGGATGTCTCCGAGCTCGCCGAGTACCGCCGTCGTCTCCAGTCCGGCTAGCCGACCCCCCGACAGAAGAAGGAACCCATGCGGATCGAACTCACGGGCCGCGTGTTCGGCCGGCTCACAGTGATCGGGTTGGCTGGTCGCAGCCCCGGCCGGCAGGCGCTCTGGCTCTGCTCTTGTGGGTGCGGCTCCGAGACGGTCGTACTTGGCCAGAATCTCCGTCGGGGCCACACGAGATCGTGCGGCTGTGGCATTGGCGGCGTGCAGAAGCATGGGCATGCACGTGGGCACGTCCGGCTGCCGACACGCGAATACCGCTCATGGCAGTCCATGAAGGACCGCTGCCTGAACCCCAATGCCCCGAAGTTCAGGCACTGGGGTGGCCGTGGAATCACGGTCTGCGACCGGTGGCTGTCGTTCGAGGCATTCCTGTCAGACATGGGTCCTCGCCCCCTCAACACCTCGCTCGACCGAGTCGACAACGATGGCAACTACGAGCCGGGGAACTGTCGGTGGGCCTCGGCGGCACAGCAGAACGCCAACCGCCGTCGTCGTGTCCAGCGAGCTGCTTAGCCCCATTGCAGCCCCCGCCTCGCGACTCTCGACCCTCCCGGCCGGTGTGCCGGACCTCACCCTCGGCTACGAGGCGGCCGGGTGGGCGCACCGCTGGCTCCTCCAACCCAACGGGCCCCGGGCGGGGAAGCCGTTCCGGTTCACCGACGAGCAGTTCCGGTTCCTCCTGTGGTGGTACGCCCTCGACGCCGCCGGCCGCTGGCTGTTCTCCCACGGGGTGCGCCGCCTGGCCAAAGGGTCGGGGAAGTCGCCGTTCGCGGCGGTCCTGGCCCTGATCGAGTTCTGTGCCCCGGTGCGCCTCGAACGGTTCGACGACCGCCAGCTCGGCGGCTGCCAGGGGAAGACGGTGTCGATGCCGCTGGTTCAGATCGCCGCCACGGCCGAGGCGCAGACCGCCAACACGATGCGGATGGTCAGGGCCTTCGCCCCGAAAGGCTCGCCGGTCGTCCTCGAGCACCACCTCGACATCGGGAAGACCCGCTACTACAAGCTCCCGGAGGGCACCCTGGAAGTGATCACGAGCTCGCCCACGGCGGCTGAAGGCGCCGAGGGCAGCTTCACCATCGGCGACGAGACCGAGCACTGGAAACCGGCCAACGGTGGCGTCGAGCTGGCCGCCACCTTGCAGGACAACCTGGCCAAGTCCGGCTCGAGGATGTTGGAGACGTCGAACTCGTGGGTGCCGGGCCTCGAGACGGTCGCGGAGGCGACATGGGACGCCTGGGTCGCCCAGGAGGAGGGCCGCACCCGGGGTGAGACCCGGATCCTCTACGACGCCCGGATCGCCCCGCCAGGCACCGACATGGCCGACCCCGACTCGCTCCGGGCCGGTCTCGAACACGTGTACGCCGACTGCTGGTGGCAGGACATCCGGCCGATCATGGAGCGGATCTGGAAGCCGGACGCCCGCCCCGACGCGTCGAAACGGAAGTACCTGAACTGGCCGACGGTGGCCGAGGACGCCTGGACCACCCCGGAGGCGTGGTCGCTACTGACGGACAGCACCCGGCTGGTCGACCCGGGCGAGGAGGTCGTCCTGTTCTTCGACGGGTCGAAAAGCCGGGACGCCACCGCCCTGATCGGCTGCTGCGTCACCGACGGCCACATCTTCACCCTCGGGGTGTGGGAACCCGATCCCCGCCACGACGCCACGTCGACCGTCGACGTCGCCGATGTCGACCGGACGGTGCAGGAAGCGTTCGACAAGCACAAGGTCGTCGGGTTCTTCGGCGACGTGCAGGAATGGGAGAGCTTCGTGAAGCTCGACTGGCCGGCCCGGTTCAAGGACCGCCTCCAGATCCTGGCCGTCCCGACGGGCAAGTCGCCGGAGCCGATCGCGTGGGACATGCGGGGCCACGTCTTCGATTTCACCCAGGCCGTCGAACTCGTCGAGGCCGAGATCAACGAAGGGGTGTTCACCCACGACGGCGACGCCCGCCTGGCCCGCCACGTGGCGAACCTGAGGCGCCGTCCGAACCGCTACGGCGTGTCCGTCGGTAAGGAATCACCGAGCTCGCCGAAGAAGGTCGACGCCGGGATCTGCATGATCGGTGCCCGGATGGTCCGCCGGCTGCTGCTGGCGCTCCCGAGGAAGATCCGCAGCGGGAAGGCCGTGTTCGTGTGATCGGAGGAGGTGAGAGCTGGTGACCGACGTCAACGACGCCTACGACCCGTACACGGTGGACGAGGCGTACACGATGGCCGTCGGCTCGATCGGTGTCGCCTCCAACGGGACCGCCCCGCCGACTCCCACCCAGGCCCGGGACCGGCTCCTGAACGTGCTCGAGCACCGCTCCCGGGCCATCCTCCAGCTGGAACGGTGGTATGACGGGGATCATCCGTTGCCGTCGCCGCCGGAACGGATGACCCGCTACGAAGACGCCGCCAACGCCTTCCGGGACCTGTCCCGCATGGGGGTCACGAACTACGTGTCGCTGGTCCCGGACGCCCCGGCGGACCGGTTGCAGGTCACCGGGTTCCGGTTCGGGGACCCGGCCAACGCCCGCAACGACGACGAGGCATGGCGGATCTGGCAGCGGAACCACCTCGACGCCGATTCGCGGCTCGTGCAACACAAGGCGCTCGTGGCCGGCAACGCGTTCGTGCTCGTCTGGCCCGACGACGACGGCGACGCGGAGATCACCGTCGAACATCCCGGGCAGGCCATCGTCGCCTACGAGGCCGGGTCGCGCCGGGAACGGGCCGCCGGCCTCAAATGTTGGACGGAGGACGACGAGACCCGCCGGGTCGTGCTGTACCTGCCCGACGAGGTCTACAAGTGGGCCAACAAAGCGAAGCAGGCGCCGCTGGAGCCGTGGCAGCCGCCGACGGACGACACGTGGCCGATCGTCAACCCGTTCGGGGAGGTGCCCCTCGTCGAGTTCCGCGCCAACCCCGATCTTCGCCCCTGTCCCTACGGCGGCGGCGCGTCGGAGTTCGCCGGTGTGATCCCGATCCAGTCGCGGATCAACAAGACGGTGTTCGACCGGCTCGTCACCGCCGAGTTCCAGGCGTTCCGGCAGCGGTGGGCGGTTGGCTGGGTACCGGACGATCCGAACCAGGCGATGCAGGCGTCGATGCGGCACCTCCTGGCCTTCGACGACGCCGACGTGAAGGTCGGCGAGTTCGCCCAGGCCGACTTCACCGGCTTCATCTCCGCCGTCGAGTCCGACGTGCAGTCGATGGCGGCGATCACCCGCACCCCGACCTTCTACACCCTCGGGTCGATCTCCAACATCTCCGGCGACACCCTCGCCGCCCTTCAGGCCGGCCTGGTCGCCAAATGCGAGGCGCACCGCGACAACTTCGGTGAGGACTGGGAGGAGGTCCTCCGCCTCGGGCTGGCCGCCGAAGGGAACCAGCGGGCCGACGACTCGTCGTCGATGGTCGTGTGGCGGTCCATCGAACATGTGACGTGGGCGGAGATCGCCGACGCGGCCACGAAACTGTCGACGATCGGGGTGCCCCGGGAGGCGCTGTGGGCGATGCTCAAAGACGTCTCCCCGCAGGACATCGAACGGTGGAAGACCATGCAGCCCGCCCCGCCGCCTGCCCTCCCGCCGGCTCCGGCCGGCCAGAACGGGCCCATGGCCGGGATGTGAACCCAAGCGTCCGTGATGGACGTCCGACAAGGAGGGCGTGATGCCCGAAGCCCCTGGGGCGTCGAGTGACTCGACGACCACCCAGACCACCCAGCAGACAGCACCCGATCCCGATGAGAACGCCAAGAAGGCCCTCGAAACCGAACGCACCGCTCGGCAGGCATCAGACAAGGCCGCCAAGGACGTCACACGTGAACTTGAGCGCCTCCGGGCCGAGCTGAAGAAACGGGACGACGCCGAACTCTCCGAGACGGAGAAGCTCCGTAAGCAGCTCGCCACGGCGGAATCGGAACGGCAGACGATCGAACGGGACCGTCAGGCCGACCGCACCAGGCACACCATCGAGCGGGAAGCGGGCCGCATGCGGTTCGCCGACCCGGCCGACGCCTGGAGTCTCATCGACCAGACCCGCATCGATTTCGACGCCAAAGGCAACCCGACCAACGTGCCGGCGCTTCTCACCGAGCTCGTGAAAGCGAAACCGTACCTGTCCGCCCGACCCGGCAGCGGCTCAGGTGAAGGCGGAGCCCGCGGCGCAGCCGGTGGCGCCGCCGGCGGGTTCTCCATGGACGACTACATCCGCCGGGCAGCCGGCCGCACGTAAAGACGGCGCACGCCCCTCCTGGGCTGCGCACCACCACCCCAACAAGGAGGGGCTTCAATGTCCACCTACACCGATGCCATGGCGCGTGACGCCAGCAACGACCCGCTCGTCCCGACCCCCGTCTCGGCCGAGATCATCCAGGAGATGCCGGCCGCCTCGGCGGTCCTGTCGCTGGCCCGGCGGGTCCCGATGTCGGCCAAGACGAGCCGCCAGCCGGTCCTGTCGGTCCTGCCGACCGCCTACTTCGTCAACGGCGACACGGGCCTGAAGCAGACCAGCAAGCAGGACTGGGAGAACGTCTCCCTCGTCGCCGAGGAACTCGCCGTGATCGTCCCGATCCCCGAGGCGTACCTCGACGACGCCCAGATCCCGGTGTGGGACGAGGTCCGGCCCCGCATCGCGGAGGCGTTCGGGAACAAGATCGACGCCGCCTGCCTGTTCGGTGTCGACAAGCCGGCCACCTGGGGCGACGACGTCGCCACCAGCGCCCTCAACGCCGGCAACGTCGTCATCGAAGGCGCCGGCGATGACCTCGCCGTCGACATCGCCAACCTGGCCCGCGCCGTCGCCCTCGACGGGTTCACTGTCAACGGGTTTGCCGCCGAACCCGGCTTCGGGTGGCGTCTCGTCGGGATGCGCACCGACCAGGGCGTCCCGATCTACGCGCCGCCGGCCGGTGGGCAGCCCTCCGGCCTGTACGGCCGTCCGTTCCCCGAGGTCGACAACGGCTCGTGGAACTCCGACCTCGCCACCGTCATCGCCGGCGACTGGCGCAAAGCGATCCTCGGTGTCCGCCAGGACATGACCTTCCGGGTCTTCACCGAAGGTGTCATCAGCGACGACGCCGGCAACATCATCCTGAACCTGATGCAGCAGGACTCGGTGGCGCTGCGGGTCGTCGCCCGGTTCGGATGGGCGCTCGCCAACCCGATCACACGGCTCAACACCAACGCCGCCACCCGGTCCCCGTTCGGGATCATGGGCGACCTCGGCTCCTGAGCCCTGACATGACAGCTGCCGCGGTCCGAGGAGGGAGGCGCACATGACGATCAGCACCGACGACGTCGTCGCTCTCCTCGGCCGCGACCTGACCACCGCCGAAGATGACCGGGCGGGCCGCCTGATCGAGATGGCCGAATCGGCGGTCGAGGCGGCCCTCCCCGGGTTCAGCTTCGCCACGGGCACCGAAACGGTCGACGTCGGCTGGCACGACCCGAATGTTCTGTGGACACCCCGCTACCCGGTGTCGGCCGTGAACCGGGTGACGGTCAACAACGGCCCGGTCGACGCGACCTGGATCCGGTTCGATGAGAAAGGCAAGATCGAGCTCCACGACCCGGGCGACCCGTACATCAACCGTCGCGTCCCGGCCGGGTGGGCGACGGTCACCGTCGACTACGACTTCGGTTACGACCCGCCGCCGTCGGTCCTCGCCGGAGTTGTGGCATCGATGGTCGCCACCGACCTGCGCCGCAACGGTGTCAACCCGGGCAACGTCCAGTCAGAGACCATCGGGTCGTACTCCGTTGCCTACTACGCCAAAGCCGAACAGGCCGTGATGGGCGCTGTCATGGCCGTCCCGGCCCTGCCGCGGCGGTGGAAACGCACCGCCATGGTGTCGGTCCCGCTGACGAGGTACCGATGACCGCCACCGTCGATCTCCGCCCCGGCAAGCTCGACATCAAGGTCACCCGCGGCGACACCGACGGCATCCCCATCGTCATCCGCGAGGCAGGCGTGCCCGCCGATCTGACGGGCCGGACCTATGCCGCCCAGATCCGCAAGACGAAGAACGCCACCGCCGCCATCGAGGTGACGGTCGACACCACCGCCGCCGCCGCCGGCGAGCTCGTCCTGCGCCTCGAACCGGCCGTCACCGAGACCCTCACCGGCGACTACCAGTGGGACCTCGAACAGACCATCGGCGGCACGGTACGCACCATCCTCACCGGCCGGTGGATCTTCGACCCTGACGTCACCAGGGAAACACCATGAGCGACCCCGTCGCCATCCTCGACATCGACGAAACCGAAGTCACCGTCACCGTCCTCGACGGCGACGGAGTCACGGTCGACGGCGTCGGCGCCGTTGGCCCGCCAGGCTCGATCGGCGCCACCGGGCCCACGGGCCCGGTCGGCAGCACGGGACCGACCGGTCCAACCGGCCCCGCAGGATCGACCGGGCCGTCGGGTCCGACCGGCGCGGCGTCGACCGTGGCCGGCCCGACCGGTGTGACGGGGCCGACAGGTCCGGCCGGGTCTGTCGGCGCCACCGGCGCCACCGGCGTGACAGGCCCGGCCGGAACAACCGGCGCCGCGGGAGCAACAGGTCCCACGGGCGCTACCGGCCCGGCAGGCAGCGTGGGCGCTGCCGGGGCGACCGGGCCGGCTGGAGCCACAGGACCGGCGGGAAGCGCCGGAGCGGTCGGCGCTACCGGTCCTACGGGCCCGGTCGGTGCCACCGGCCCCCAGGGCGCGGTGGGTGCGACGGGTGCGACCGGCCCGCAGGGCGACATGGGTGTTCCCGGGTCGGTCGGTCCCGCCGGGGTGAACTGGCTCGGTGTGTGGGACTCGGCCACCGCCTACGTCACCGACGACGCCGTCGACCGCAACGGGACCGCCTACATCGCGCTGGCGGGGAACACGAACGATCCGCCGCCGTCGGCGAACTGGTCGGTCATGGCCGCCAAGGGCGACACCGGCCCCGTCGGCGCCACAGGTCCCGGTGGCGCTGTCGGCGCTACGGGACCCACCGGTCCGGCGGGGGCTACAGGGGCGACGGGCCCAGCGGGTGGGGTGGGTGCAACGGGGGCAACCGGGCCGGCGGGTGCGGACGGAGCTGCCGGGGCCGTTGGCGCCACGGGACCGACCGGTGTGATCGGCGCCACTGGCCCTGCCGGTTCAGCCGGAACCGTCGGCGCGACTGGCCCTACGGGAGCTACGGGTCCCACCGGGCTGACGGGTGCGACCGGCCCGGCCGGTAGCGCCGCCAACATCGACGGGGCGGGGACCGGCGCGGTTGCCGCCGCCCATTCGGGCGACACCGCCACGGCCAGCTCGACCCAGGCCATCGCCATCGGCAAGAACGCCCAGGCGACGACCGGCGCCGAGGCGATTGCCATCGGGGGCGGCACGAACACCACCGCCGGACCATTGGCCAACGCCCAGGGCGCCGTCGCCATCGGAGCGTCAAACGATTCAGCAACCAGCGGCGCGAGAGCCTCCGGTGCCACCAGCGTGGCGATCGGCAGCGGTGACAGCTCGCATGTCGGGGCCTCTGCCACCGCGACGGCCGCCATCGCGATCGGACAACGAGCATCGGCCTCGGGAACGAACTCTCAGGCCCTCGGCATTCTTGCTGTCGCATCCTTCGCCGACGCCCTGGCCCTCGGCGGGAGCACGACCGCATCGGCGCAATCATCGACGGCCGTAGGTTCGGGGGCCACCGCAAGCCACACCGGCGCCGTGGCGGTCGGCAACAGCGTCTCCACCACTGCCACCAACCAGGTCAACGTCGGCGCCAAACGTCTCCATCAGGGTGTGCCGAACACCGCCCCCGCCGACGCCGACCTGATCGCCTCCCAGGCATCGCTGTGGCTTGACGAGTCCGCCGACGTCCTGTCGTTCAAAGCGAAACGGGCCGCCGGCACTGTTCTCAGCGGCGGCCTGTCCCCCACGACGCACGCACATTCCGGCACATATGTCCCACTTTCGACCATCGACGCAGCGGGGGATCTTCTTGTCGGGACGGCCGACGACACGGTCGGGAAACTCACCAAAGGCAGCGCCCTCCAGGTACTCCGGGTCAACTCGGCGGCGACCGCGTTGGAGTACGCCGACGCTAGTGGTGGCGGCGGAAACGCCATTTTCGGTGACGGTTCCGATGGCGTCATCAACTTCGACGGCACCACGACTGTCCTAGGGCTGGCCCCGTCGAGCGGGGTCTACACCCTGACCCGCGACCTGTTCCTCGCTGGAGGGTCACAGGTCTCGGGCACTGCCGTCGTCAAGGCAGTGAACTTTCGGATTTTCTGTGCGGGGGCGTTCACGATCGGCGCCTCTGCCGCCGTGCATTGCAATGGCAACAACGCTTCGGGCGTGACGGCGGGAACCATCCAGCCAACGGGGACGTATGGGGTTGCCGGGTCAGGGAAGGCTGGCGGCCTCGGCGGCACGAACGGTTTCGGATCGAACGGATCCGCTGGAGGCTCATCAATCGGCGGCAACGGCGGCAACGGCGGCACGCCGAGTAAGGGCAACTTCGCGGCCGTTGCCGTTCTACAGGCCGGGGTTGGCGGGTTCCGAACCTTACCGTTCGTTGTCACAGGAGCAGTAGTTGCTGCGGCGGCCTGGGTCGGAGTCTCTGGAGGCGGCGGCGGTGGCGGCGGCGGTTCATCGGCCGCAGGTACGACTGGTGGTGGTGGTGGCGGCGGCGGCGGCCTTCTACTGCTCTGCGCAAAATCCATCGTGAATAGTGGCACCATTTCCGCCAATGGCGGCACTGGAGGGAATGCTGCTGGAGCAGCTGACGGCGGCGGCGGCGGCGGGGGTGGGGGTGGTGCAGTGATCCTCGTATACAACACCTTCTCTGGAAATGCTGCGACAGCATCTGGAGGTTCTCCGGGAACGGGTATCGGTACGGGAATCAGCGGAAACACCGGTTCCGCAGGGACTGTCGTCACGTTGGTGAACGCATGACCGCCCCCCCGTACAGTTCGCCGGGTCAATCGCAGATACAGGGCGGTACGGTGGGTCAACTCCCCGTCCCGGCAGCCGGGCCTGCACAGCCCTTCTCCTCCGGGGCGGGGAGCCAACGGATCCACCTCGTCGGGCTGCCCCACCGGGACACCACCCGCCAGTGGGAACCGTGCGCGTACACCGGCAAGATCCTCCGCCTGGCCGGCCTGCTCACCGGGCTCGGCCACCAGGTCCACCTCTACGGCGGCCCCGACAACGACGCCCCCGTCGCCGAACACGTCGAGGTCGTCAGCGCCGCCGACCGCCGCCGCTGGTTCGCCGACGAGACATGGGACGACACCGTCTTCGACCAGTTCGACCCGGTCTCCGCTCCCTGGCTGGTCATGAACTCCCGCACCGTGCTGGCCATCCAGGAACGCATCGAACCGGGCGACATCATCTTCGTCACCATGGGCCGCGCCCAGGCCGCCATCCAACAGGCGTTCCCGAACCACGTCGTCGCCGAGCCAGGCTGCGGCTACGAAGGCATCCTGACGAACACCCCCGTCTGTTTCGAGTCGTACGCCTGGATGCACTACGTGTGGGGCCAAACCGGCGTCGTCGACGGCCGCTACTTCGACTGCGTTATCCCGAACTCGTTCGACCCCGCCGACTATCTCGTCTCCGACGGGACCGGCACCTACCTCCTGTACCTCGGTCGTCTCATCCCCCGCAAAGGCCTCGAGGTCGTCGCCGAGCTCGCCAAGCGGCACAAGGTCGTCACCGCCGGTCAGGGCGACCCCATCCCCGGTGTCGAACATCTCGGGGTCGTGCGAGGCGCCATGAAAGCGGCGCTGATCGCCGGCGCCCGGGCTGTCCTCGTCCCGACGACGTACGTCGGGCCTTTTGAGGGCGTGGCCGTGGAGGCCATGCTCAGCGGCGTCCCCGTGATCACCTCGCCGTTCGGAGCTTTCTCGGAGACGGTCGCCGACGGGATCTCCGGGTTCCGTTGTCACACCCTCGGCCAGTTCCACCGGGCCGTCGCCGCCCTCGACGACCTCGACCCGAAGACGGTCCGGGAGTGGGCCATGGACCGGTTCACGCTCGGGGCGGTCGCGCCGCAATACGACCGGTGGCTCGACCGGCTCGCCTCTCTCTACGACCGCGGGTGGTACGCGTGACGACTGTCGCCTACATCGAGAACCTCCGGACGGCATGCTCAGTCGAAGGCTGCGCCCGGCCGCACCTCGCTAGTGGATGGTGCAACGCTCATTACCTGAGATGGCAGAAGCACGGAACACCCTTAGCGCATATCCCAATTCGGATCGTCGGGAACGACCAGGAAAGGTTCTGGTCAAAAGTCGAGCGGAACGGGCCCTTGCCGATCAATAGGCCAGACCTAGGCTGCTGCTGGGATTGGACAGACCCACCAAATGCCAAGGGCTACGGGGTCATCGGCATCCGCGGTACCACTCGCATAGCGCACCGGGTGGCCTACGAATGGGCTATCGGTCCCGTTCCAGTAGGAATGGAACTCGACCACTTCGCCTGCGACCGCACGATCTGTGTCCGGCCGACACATCTACGACCGGTCGCCCCTCGTGAGAATTCGCT